GGGCGGTGGAATTGCCAACGCCATCATGAAGAATGACCTCAAGAAGCTCGGACTTGCAATTCAAACAATCGGAGCCATGTCAACATGGACTCCAGAGGTTAAACATGATTAAGGGAATCACAATTCAGCTTGTTGTTCTGACACAAGACGGAAAAGACCCTTTTGGGGAGCCTATCTATAAAAAGTCCACAATTGACGTAAACAATGTCCTTGTTGGAGAACCTTCAACTGATGATATTACGGCATCATTGGAACTTTATGGAAAGCGTGTTGCGTACACATTGGCACTCCCGAAGGGAGACAATAATAATTGGATAGATGCGGAAGTTATTCTTCCGAGTCCGTTCAATGGTCGATTTAAGACCATAGGCTTTCCCACAGCAGGGATTGAAGCCAATATTCCGTTGGATTGGAACAAAAAGGTTAAATTAGAGCGTTATGGCGAAGAATGTTCAATTTAAGTTGAATATCAACGGATTGCGTGAACTCATGAAGTCAGATTGGATGCAAGGCCATCTGGCGGAAGCGAGTCGTGCCGTTGCGGATGCGTGCGGTTCAGATTACGAGAGTGATGTTGACGTAATCAGTTATGTTGCAATCGGTCATGTCAGACCGACAACAAAAGAGGCAAGCCGTGAGAATTCCGAGGAGAACACAATGATTAAAGCATTGTCCTCGGTTGGCCTACGAATGGAGAAGTCATGATTGAATTAACAGTTTACGATTTTCTGAAAACCACAAAATGTTTGAATGTATTCATGGAAGTGCCGAAAACCCTTCCAAAGTCGTTTTATACGATTGAGAAAACAGGTTCTTCATTAACGGATCATGTGTACAAATCAACTTTTGCGATTCGTAGTTATGCCCAGAGTCAATATGAGGCTTGTTCCATGAATGACATTATCAAAAATGCCATGTTCGACATGATTTCCCTTGATGAAGTTTCCAGAGTGTCGCTCAACAGCGACTACAATTACACAGACACAAGTACGAAAACATATAGCTATCAAGCCGTTTTCGTAATAACTCACTACTAGGAGGCAAAATAATGGCTAACACAGCGACCAACGTTACAACAGGTAAGCCGAATATCTCTGGTGGTGTTTGGGTTGCTCCTCTCGGAACAGTTATTCCCGAATCTCCCACAGCAACACTTCCCGGTGCTTGCGTATGCCTCGGCTACGTTTCCGAGGACGGTTTGACCAACGCAAACGAGATGGAAGTTAATGAGATTAAGGCATGGGGCGGTGTTATTGTTTACCGTTCTTTGACATCTCTCAACGACACCTTCAAACTCTCTCTCATTGAGACAGAGAATGTGGACGTTTTAAAGACCGTTTATGGTGCTGCTAACGTAACCACAAGCGGAAGCGGAGACATCAACATTGATGTTAAAGCAGAAGATCCGAAGGAAATGGTTTTCATTTTTGAACTTGCCCTTCGTGGAAATCGTAAAAAGAGAATTGTTGTAAAAGACGGTGCAATCACAGCTCGTGATGAAATTGTTTACAACGACTCTGATGCTGTTGCATACGGAATCACAATTTCCGCATATCCTGACAGCACAGGTTCAACACACAAAGAGTATTTAGAGGTTGCATCTGCATCTGTCTAAAACTCCACGAGGTATAAAATATGGTCAAAGGAAAAACAAAAAGCGGAATCAAATATCAGATTGATGAACGAATCAAAGATGATGCCAGAGTCCTTTTCATTCTGACAAAACTCCAAAGGGCAACCAAACAGGAAGTTACAACGGAGACGATTGAAGAGGCAGGTGGGCTTGTTTTTGATTTGCTTGCTTTGATATTTGGTTCAGACGAGGGAATCATGGCTTTTATGAATGAGGTTGCAACACATAACAAGGGTGTTTGTGACACAAAGGTAATGGTTTCCGAAATAATGGATATTTTCGAGGGTATAAAGGCAAAAAACTCGTAGTCCTCGCTCACATGATATGTGTTGGCGAGGATGAGTTAACTTGCGACCTTGCGGAATATTATCACATAATCGATTGGAGAGCGTTAGTCAAGGCAGGGCAATTAAAGCCGTCTGTTCTGGCAACGCTCTCTATTGGTTTATGTGAGGATTCACGAATCAAACGGAAATTATCAAATAGAAATATATCTTTAACTCAAATGCTTTTATCTGTTGTTGCGGATAGGCTTGGAGTTCTGATTTGGCAGCAGACCAAAGACGGACACAAGAACAGAAACCATCCCAAGAGTATTTACAAAGCTCTGACAGGACAGGAAAAGCAAAAAGAGGAACTTATGACGTTCCAAACCCCGGAAGAGTTCGAGGCATGGAACGCATCAAAGAGGACAAACAATGAGTGACATTGGTTCAGCATACGTCAAAATAATCCCCACAGCGGAAGGCATAAGCGGACAAATTGAACAGGAACTCGGCGGAGCAGGTGAGAAGGGTGGTGCATCATTCTCCAAGGGCTTTGGAAAAGTTCTCAAAGGCGGTGGAGTAATTGCCGGTGCATTGACGGCTGTTGGAACCGCTGCGACATCTGCTCTTGTAAGTGGAACCAAAGAGCTTGCCGAATACGGTGACAACATCGACAAGATGTCACAAAAGATGGGCATTTCCGCTCAAGGCTACCAAGAGTGGGAAGCCGTTATGCAACACAGCGGAACTTCAATGGAGACCCTTAAGGCATCCATGAAAACCCTTGCAACGGCAGCCGAAACAAACAATGAGGCATTTGCTCAACTTGGAATCACAGAAGAGCAACTTGCATCCATGAATCAAGAAGAGTTGTTCAACGCTACAATTGCATCTCTTCAGACTATGGATGATGAAACACAAAGAACATACCTTGCAGGGCAACTTCTTGGAAGAGGAGCAACCGAACTTGGTGCATTGCTCAACACTTCAGCCGAAGAAACACAGGCAATGAAGGACAGAGTTCACGAGTTGGGCGGTGTTTTATCAGATGATGCCGTTAAGGATGCTGCTGCCTTCCAAGACCAGATGCAGGATATGTCAACGTCATTAAAAGGCGTTACAAATGGTCTTTTATCCGAGTTTTTACCCGAAGTCACAGGCGTAATGGGCGGATTGACAGAAGTATTTGCCGGAAACATGGATGAAGGCGTTCAGCAGATTTCAACAGGTATCGAGAATCTGTTGACATCTTTGGTCAATAAGCTCCCAGAGATTATCACTTTTGCGGGCAAATTGATTGAACAGTTGACATTTGCATTGTTGGAAAATACCCCCATGATTTTGCAAACAGGCTTGCAGATAATCATTGAATTGGCTCGTGGAATCGTGGATGCTATACCTCAACTTTTGCCAACAATAACACAGGTCATTATCGACATTGTAACAATGTTAACCGAGCCCGACACACTTGTTGATTTAATCATGTGTGGCGTGGATTTGATTCTGGCACTTGCAGAGGGTCTTGTGGAAGCAATTCCTCAACTAATTGAAGCATTGCCGACAATAATCACCAACATTGTAACGGCTTTGATTGCCCTCGCTCCAAGACTTGTCGAGGCATCAATCAAGTTGATTGAGACTCTTGGCAGAGGTTTGGTGGATAGTTTCGCAGCTCTCGGACGTGCAATCGGAGAGTTATGGGGCAAAATCAAAGATGCTTTCATGGAGAAGATTGAGGGCGTTAAGGCTTGGGGTCGTGATTTAATCGACAACTTCATCAACGGCATCAAAGAGAAGTGGGAATCATTCAAACAGACTCTTTCGGATCTTGCAGGGACGGTCAAAGACTTCCTCGGCTTCTCGGAACCTAAAGAGGGCCCGTTGTCAAACTTCCATACTTTTGCTCCAGACATGATGGATTTATTCATGCAAGGTATCGAGGACAAGACACCCGAACTTGACCAAGTTGTTTCGCAGAGCTTCGATCTTCAGCCTGTCATGGCTCAATCAATGGCAAACGGTGACGGTAGAGGTTCAGAAACAAACGTTACAGTTACATTGCAGGGTGATGCAAGCAAATTCTTTACGGTTATGAGAGACCAGAACAATATATTCAAGAAAATGAACGGACAGAGCGCATTCGCTTAAAGGAGGAATCAAATGTCCTCATTATTCATTATCAACACAACCGATTATTCGGCTAATATCGAGATTGGTTCATATAACGTATGCACTCAACAGGTGTATAAAGAATATACGGATGCCGTTGGGGCAACGCATAGACGGTTCATAAGAAACAGAATTGAAGGGAAGTTCAAAATTTTCTTTAGGAAAATGACGGACTTCTCTTCTTTTATGACTACTATCTCAACGAACCAAAGCCCAACGGATTTTACTGTACCATGTACGTTATACGACACCAAGTCAGGAACAACAAAACAGATCAATGCTTTCCTTGACTTCGTCCCGGTTGTAACCAAAGACGGAGTCATGGAGGAATACATTGAACCATTCGAAATCAAGGTGATGGAACGATGATTCGAGTTACAAACGAAACAAAGGCTGCATACAAGAATGATTCAGCCGTTAAACACGTTGAAATCCGTATTCCAGATGCAAACATCACTTTGCTTGACTCTGATGTTGTGGAAGAATCTTTAAATCTTCAAGAGGCAATTGAAACCGAGTCGAATTTGACATTCACCGGGTGCATTGCTTCTTGTTTTTCTTTTGAGTGTTTCAACCTCGTTGATGAGACCCTTGAAGGCAAATGGATTGAAGCGGACATATACACAACGGAAGGCGAAGGAGATGATGAAGTCATTGGAGAAACAATTCCGTTATTCCGTGGCTATATTGACGAAGTCACAAACCTTACACATGAAGAGTTCACCACAAAGATTAGAGCGTATGATGCACTCTATCAGATAAACTCACTTGACGTGACGGCATGGCGAAACTCCATTGTTTTTCCGATTTCGATTCAGAATTTGAGAAATTCCTTTTTCAATTATATTGGAATCCCTCAAAGACAAGATTTCCTTCCAAATGACGGTATTTTGATTACATCTCCGCAAATTGAAGATGCGGTTGTAACAGGCGGAAAAATAATCAAAGCAATTTGCTC